AGGTTAACATTCATCTCTAGTATTTTATATCTGTCATCATTAGTTGCATCGAAACCCATTTGCTCCGCAATCTTTTTCTCTACTTCATCTAGGTCATAATCTGCTTCACCTAAATCTATATCACGGTAGAATCCCATTTGTTGTAGATAATGAAGTTCTTGTTTTGTCTTACGCATCACATGCGTTACACGTTCAGCTGTCTCTAAGTTAGACGCGCCATAAGGTACAACCATATCTTCTGCGGGTACAAATAGTGATACTTGTCTTTCGAGTGCTGGGTCATAATAAACTTTCTTAAATGCATTACCCGCTAATCCTAAACCCCATAACATTCTTTCATGTTCAGGTCTGTACTCTGGCATTTTATCCATGAGTTGATAGTTCATATTCTCTTGTACTCGTGCTGCTGATTCTAAACACTCAGGTGTTTCTTTTCCAATAATAGAAGTCTTCACAGGTCCTGCCGCTGGGAAAGTTTCCATCATTGTTTCTGCTTGGAATTTAACGAGTGCTTCGGAGAGTAGTGGGTGATAGACAGCACATGCGCCTTCCCATGGTTCGGACCTTTCTTCTATTTTAAGTCCTAGTAGTTCTAAGCCATCAACGTATGTTTCAAGCCAGTCTTTTCTAGAGTTAACATCGTTACTAAAATCTTCTAGTAAATCTGAAGACAGTTCAGTTAGATATTGGTCATCTAATTCTTCAGCTAAGTTTTCAGAAAACGTATCATCATCCATTCTATCAGGGTCAATAACAATTTCTGTATCCCCAATACCAATCGTGACTTTTTCTGGATCTTCAATTTCAATTTCAATCGCTTCTTCGTCTTCAGCTAGCTCTTCAACTCCTACTGGAGCTGCATACAGTCCTTTATCTATATCTGCCATTATTTATCCTCATTACACTGCATAATATTTTTTATGGTTTCTACCCCTAAACATCACTATATCATCCTCTTCATCATTCGGCAATCGAATAAATCCACCCTGCCTGAAGCGAGCGAGGGCTAAAGTTGTGGAGTCAACCAAGTCATCGTTGGCACCACTAGGGAAATCGTTGCATTCTTCAATAACCTCATGCGCCCAACGCTTGTCTGGTGCCCAAACAACACCACCACTAAACAAATCAGACACAGCATTAACACGGCTAATCTTATCCTGTCCTTTTCCAGGCGTAAATTCTCCAACAGGTATTCCCATTCTTCTAAATTCTTGATATAGCGCTGCACCATTTGATTTTTTCTCAACAATAAACGCGTCTGGCTCCCACTCTTGATATTCATCTAAGCATAGCTGCTTAAGTTCTGGGAATTCCAAACGCTCTTTTATTGCATTTAATAATATTATAGCGTAATTGTTAGTATCTTCATTAAGAAATACGCCCCATGTTGTTAATGCGTTGTAATCTGCTCTGTTATTAGCTTCTTGCGCAGCATCCAGTGTCATTATTATAAATTCACAGGGTGGTGGGTCTTCTTCTTCCCACATATTCCACCATTCTCGCTTGATTAGTGCGCCTTCTTCCGATGTTGGGTTCTGTAAGTACTGAGCGTTCCAGTATCGTATGTCTATTGCGGCTCTTCTTGCTTGTAATTCTTCTATCGGCCAGAACTCAGGCCATAGTGGGACTTCATTACCCTTTTTGTCTTCAAGTATTGCTGGAAACTCTACTACTTCCCAGTCATCAACATCGTCGTTCTTGGTCATCTGGTTGATAATCTGTCCTGTCAAGTCTAGCTTCGACCATCTCGTCATCACTACTACAATTGCTCCCCCCGGCATCAGCCTCTGTAGAGGCCCTGATTGAAACCATTCCCAAGCTGGCAAGAACACGTCGCCTTTGCCCAGTTTGGCATCCTGTTCTGAGTGGGGATCGTCGATTATAAATAGATCTGCTCCACGACCAGCCAAAGCACCACCAACACCAATAGCAAAATACTCACCGTTATGATTCGTACCCCACCTACTGGCGCTTTTACTATCCGCTTGTAGACTGATATCGGGGAATATGTCTTTATAAGCATCTGAACCCACGAGGTTCCTGACCCGACGGCCAAAGTTAACAGCAAGATCTGCTGTGTGAGATGCCATGATAACTTTTTTTGCTGGGTGGTTACCCAAAAACCAAGCCGGAGCCAGGTAGGAAATAAGTTCTGATTTTCCGTGACGAGGCGCGATATTGACGATAACTCGTTTTCTAACTCCTCTTGATATTTCTTCAAATAATTTAGCCAATTTTGCATGATGTGCTCCTACTTTATAATCGGGGTAGACATGCTTGATAAAGTCTAAGAAGTTTGCCTTCCCCTGTGTTTTAGTTAAGTTCTTTTTATATTCTTTTAATAGTCTAAGGTGTCTTTGTCTGTCTTGATCAGACATGTTAGGTATTTCTTTTTGTAGTAGATCTAAATCTTTATCGCTAATCATCGTCGTCATCTTCTATGACTTCGCCTTCTATGACCTTACCCTTAAGTTGTTCTATTGTCTCTCTTAATTCTCTTTCTAACTCTTCACCTGATTTACTGATGTGTGTAATTTCTGTCTTCTTTTTAAATGCATCAACACCATCAATCTCTCCTACTGCCTTCCATGCTGATATGCGTTCACGAGGAGACTTCGCCATTGCTGCTTCTTGTAGTAGTCCGTTAAGTACCGACAACTTTATTTCTGCTAAGTCTTTAGCTACCATGTGGCTAGTTTGATTCACTAAGCCGGCCAGGTAAGCTATCGTCTCATTAGGATAATTTCCAAACTCAGGTTTGAGCTCTGGGTTTTTCATCATCTCTTTTGCGATAGTTTCCGCTGTTTCCATTTCATCATCTGAGGGTTCTATTACCTCATCTTGTATATCTGATATAACTTTAATCGTATGCGCTCTCATTGTGAGTTCTTCATCTGGTGACATCTCAGGCAAAGCTTCTCTAGCGTTTTTAGGTAGTGGTATATTATCTTCTATGTGAGGAAGTACCACAGTTTGATTTGAATTATTTTGATCTAACGTTTCTATTGACTCTTTCATTGTGTTTGCTGTTACACCTTAGTTATTTGCAGCGTTGGATCTAAGTATATCTTATTAGATCAGTAAAAACAAACAGAAAACGTAAAGTAATACTAAATATAAACAGACGTTGAGTAGACCAAGTAGTGTGTATAGGATATTCATGCCCCTATTTTATTAGGTTTTAGTGTTTCATGTGGTAATAAGAATCGTTTGTAATAAGTAGGCCCCGCGAACGAGGCCTGAGAGGAGGTACACCATGCTCACTATCAAATAAGCATAGAATTAGTATACCTGGTTTTTAACATTTTTTGCAAAATATTTTTTCTATATTGAATTAGTAAACTTAGGGGGCGGTGTTTGAAAATGTTGTGACTATTTGTGTTCCGCATAGTGTGTATAGCACACATGGAGTCCCGTTTGGTTTTGTTGGGGTAGGCGGGGGGTAGGGTAAAAACGCGATGCCTGAAAACCTGACACTATGTCAGGTCGTTTTAAATTAATTACCCTATACTTTGCTAATTAGTGTCATATAAGACATAGTTATATCAAGTCGCGACTGATAAACATTCGGTTTATTATGGACGGCTTATATTAGAGGAGATAACTATGTTATCACTATCAAAAGAAGTATTAAGCACGCTTAGAATTGACGCTAAGCGTTTTACAGTAGCAACAGAAACAGTAGCAGATATAGCAACAACCGTGGCAGTAGCCATTGAAGGTGCAATACCTTCTAAGTATTTAAAACTTCGCACGGTCGAAGGTCAGACCTTGCAAGGTTATAGGGACGAAGTGCAAGCAGTCTTCGAGGCTATGCCTGACATAGCAGAAAGTCTCAAAGCTGGTGTTGTTGAAGGGGTCGCAGAGGGCAAGTCTTACAAGGACTACTCATTCGACCTAGTCGACAACGGCGGTGTCTATGCCTTAGCGGAAGACGGTGCAAAGCCTGACCGTAGCTTCACAGTGACACAACTTCGCGACCTTGACACTGGCAAGCTCAAGCTAGTCGCTAACAAAAAGGGTATTAACAATAACCCTGAAGGGACTTACGGTCCTAGCCTTCACGCTCTGCTAGACAAAAGCAAGCGTGATACATTCAACAACTCTGTTGATAAGGCTAGTGGTAGATTGAAGTCTGCAATAGCCAAGCAACTTGGTGATATGCATGGCATTATCGTAATAGAAGTAGACGAAGTAGACAAGGCAGTCGACCAGACTGTGAGCTACTTCAAAGCTCAACGTAACAAAGCAGAGCTAATGTCTGCTGAAGACCGCAAAGGTCTCATGGCTTGGATATCCAAGTCTCAGAGTGAGTATCCTCTAAGTAAGTAACTGCGACACCCAAGTCCCTGCTAGGTCAAAAGCCTAGCAGGGCTTTTTTTTAATCTTTTTTTATTTGATCTACTTAGATACC